CATTTGACCAGACGCATTCATGCCCAGCCCTTTCGAGACCGAGCCTGAATCCACCTATGCCAGCAAAAAGCTCAATAAATTTCATTTCTTATTTTTTGAGCCTACGGGACGACCACGCTTTTTAGGAACTGGAAATGTCACAACCGATTTAGTCTTCGGTGCTTTAACAGATTTATCTGATGCCCACTTGTAAATGCTTTTAGCAGTTGTCTTTTCTTTTTTTACTGGTTCCCAGCCTTCCAATTTGGCAATGCGCCCTCGCAATGCTGAAATTTCTTCCAACAAAAATTTGATATTGTTAAAAATCTGGGCTTTTTCTTCGTTGCTGATAAACATAACTACTCCTTAGAATGGGACATCTTCGTCCAAGTTGGTTAAATCGGTAACTGGCTTTGATACAACTCCACCAGCAAGCTTTTTGTACTCAGGAGATTCCTGAATCTTTTTCTTCAATCCATCCGACAAAGAATCAAACAAAGATTGATTAAAAGTCTCAGGCTCAAGAGAAACGCTAACAATTGGGTTTATGCCATCTGGCAAACCATTTTTCTTGATAGCTTGTGGTACTGGTGCAACAGTTTTAATGTTTGCGTATGTTTTTTGATTCTTAGAGCTGGTCTCATGCACAACAGTAACCATGCACCATTTATCCAACAGGGCAGTTATATCGAAGCCTGAGAGCTCTTGTAGGGTAAAAGGCTTATTGCGCCATGCTTCTAGTAATGCACGCAATGTAGCTTTTTCTGATAACGACAAGGTGTAGTTACCAGAAACCATCAGAGGCTTTCCATCAGCGGTAGCCAATGGGTTACCTTCATCATCCTCACCATGCAACTCCCAGCTGATAAGAATTTTGCGAAGCACATTGCCATAAGAGTTCTGGTGAGAACCCAAATCAACAATACGGTAACAACGAGCTAGATGGTTTCCAGCTGGAGCCAGTTGAAAGTCGGTTCCTCCACTTGATGATGCGATGATAGCCATTACTGTTTTTCCTCTTTAAAGTGACCCAAAATATGAGCAATTGGTGGCGTATTTTTTGGAAAAGATTTGTCATAAAAGTTTTCTAATTCATAAAGCGTGTCTTTAATGACATCTGATTTCACAATCCAATCGCTGTCCAAAAACTCTTTGGTGTAATGAATTTTGGTTTCGTCTTTTTCTGGATTCCAACTTACGCTAAGAATTTTCATCATTGAACCTTTCCAAAAATATTGCCAAAGTCAGCAAAAACATCCTGAAGGACTTGCTGTGAGTGGCATGGTTGCTTGGGTTTACCGCATTCAAATCGTATGATTTCTAAATCTTGAGCGGTTGCTTGATTTGACTCTGCACGCTCTAGAGCCCGTTCTAAAAGGAACTCTCGCTCCTGTTGTGCGTGAAATGCTTCTGCGTCCATCATAATTTTCTCCTTAACGACACCATGTCGTAACTAGATATTAACATAAGAAAATATAAATGCATTAGTATTTTTACCTATACGAATTAAATAGTTGTATGATAAATTGTGTTACAGTAGAAAAAAAGAAGGAGATTTATGAACCCGATTGACGCATTAAAACTAGAATTTGGTGAGCTACAAAAGCTTGCAGAGCCTTTAGGTGTAAGCCGTGAAGCAATTTATCAGTGGGTAAAGATACCCCACAAACATGTTAAAAAGATTTGTGACTTATCAGAAGGAAGACTTACTGCTGAGATGTTGCGCCCAGACCTATTTGGGAAGTAACAATGAACTTCTACCCATTTCACATTGGTGACTACATCAGTCACACAAGCCATCTTTCCGATGAAGAAGACTTGGCTTATAGGAGAATGATTGACCTTTATTTTATGACTGAACAGGCGTTGAACGACAGTTCAACAGTAGCGAGACGGATTCGTGCTTCTGTTCAAACAGTAGAGACAATCTATGCAGAATTCTTTGAATTAGGGGATGATAATTTGTGGCATAACAAGCGAGTTGAGGAAGAAATTGCAAAATTCCGCAACCGTCAAACCCAAGCCAGTAAAGCGGGGAAAGCATCAGCTGAAGCTCGGTTAAACAAGCGTTCAACTCCCGTTCAACCAACCAGAACCAAGAACCAGAACCAGAAGAGTATAGAAACTCCCAAAAAAGCTTCCAAATTAGGGGTGGTTGAGTTGCCATCTGAGTGGAAAGAATTCTGTAGTAAGGAAAGACCTGAGTTAGAACCCCAGAAAGTTTTTGAAGCATTTAGGGATTATTGGATTGGAGTTGCTGGAGTCAAAGCAGATTGGTTTGCTACATGGAGAAATTGGGTTCGTAAAGAATCTGTCACCCCTACAAACAAAAAGGTTGTCAGTGCAGGGTCAAGTCTGATGAAAGGGGTTACATATGCTCGGACATAAACAAATTATTTCGTTGCGTAGAAACAACAGTAAACCAAAAGGCGTATTTTTCTTTGCAAGACCTGAGCCTAAATTCAAGAAAGATTGGCAGAACCCTGAGTACAACATTGTTCGAGGGGAGTTGCCTGATGTTTATGCTGGTGACAGTTCTGCTAAGAAAGCAGATTTGACATGGGTTAAAGGGTTAACCATTCACCTTATTGCGGATACCAAAGAAGACTTTTTGGAGTGGTGGATAGCACTTGTAGAGGCAAAACCAAAACTATTATTGGGAATCGATTGGGATGGAGAACTAAACGAATGGAGAGCGTAATTGAGTTTGATGACATTAATTGGGAGCTTTATGAACAAGAATCAGCACCAAGCAGAAAAATTAAAGAGAAATCCTTTTACTCTGAAGAGGTTAAAAAGTATTTTGAAGGAGGGCTTATCAATCGTGGCTCTCATCTTCCTTGGGATGTTCATGGTTTGTTTGTCGGGCTCAGACCTTCAGAGGTTTCTGTTTGGGCAGGAATTAACGGACACGGTAAGAGTCTTTTGCTTGGGCAATGTGTTTTGTCATTAATTGACCAAGGTCAAAAATGCCTTATTGCAAGCTTTGAGATGCGCCCAGAGATTACTTTAGCTCGTATGGCTAGACAAGCTTCTGGTATGCGTGTTCCCGCACCCTTGTCTTTACAGACTTTTAATGACTGGAAAAAAGACCATTTGTTCTTACTTGACCATCATGGCATGATAGATGCCGACGCTATGTTGGCTGTTTGTCGTTATGCTAGCGCTGAGCTTGGGGTTCAGCATATTGTAATTGACTCATTGATGAAATGCGTCAAAGGAGAGGATGACTTTAATGGTCAAAAAGATTTTATTAATGCATTGTGTTCTATCGCTCAAGATACGGGTATGCATATACACTTGGTTCACCATATGCGAAAGGGCTCTGACGAAAAGCATTTGCCAGGAAAGTTTGACCTCAAGGGTTCTGGTTCGATTACAGACCAAGTTGATAATGTGTTTATTGTCTGGCGTAACAAAGCTAAGGCAATTGAACGACAAGAAACTGGTTCAACTGATGAAACGGTTGGTGACGCTTTCTTAGTTTGTGAAAAGCAACGCAATGGAGAATGGGAGGGTCGCATCCCATTGTGGTTTGAAAGCGACAGTCAGCAGTATGTGGGGCAATTACATGGACAAATCAAGCTTTACTTACAGTGAGGAGTTTCGTCACCAATGTGAGGTGCGATTTATTTTGAATGAAAGACGATTACGAGGAAAAGAATGGCTACGACAATTTCTAAACAACCCAAAAGTCCAAAAAAGAAGGTGGAAGCTGGAGCAGGACATCCTAAGCCAGTGGAGCAGAGGGAACAGGGGGAACATACCAAACCTGTGGCTATAGAGCCTCCTCCTCGCCTTCCTACAAGGGAGGAACTAATGCTTATCGGCAAAGATTACGAGCTGACCGATATGATTTATGGCAAACCAACACCTAAAGAATCTTTTGATTCGGATGTGTTACCAGAATCTACTGGTGAATTGGGGGGTGTCACCAATACTTTGCAGTTGTTTATCAATATGTATCAGCCTGGTGAGCTTGTATCCAAGCGTACATTCCGTGAATTACTCCTTAAATGTTTAAAAGAATGGGCAAAAAAACATGGCTGAAATGAATGATTTCCAAAAAAGTTTTTTAATTGGTACGCAAGGCGGTTCTTTGTTTACTCAAAAAGAGTTTGACGATGCGCTAGCTGAAGCCAAAGCTGAAATCATGGCTATGGCTATCGAGGCAAGTCGTACAGCTGTGATGATGGAGCGGGAAGCTTGTGCCAAGATTGTTGACGAATCTTATGCTACGACTTCTCCAAATGAGCCTATACCTGCTGATTGGTTGTTAACTCTAGCCGAAGAAATTCGTAATCGAATTCCCAGTCAGAGAGCCCAGTAATGTACGCTAAGCGAGTTGATGCCAATCACGC